TCTTGTCATAACCCTGAGTGGTTGCCTTAACCCTTTGTCACTGCTTGGTGGTGGTGGTGGCCCTAACGTAGCTGCCAATGTTCAAGCAGGTAAAGAAAACAACCAATCTGTAATTGACAATAGTGCTGATGTTAGTGGTGAGAACGTAAACATAGACAACTCACAAGTCTCTTCTTCTGGTAAAGTAGAGTCTATCAAAATCCTCAACCAAGACATTCCGATGTGGGTAATCGTTTTGCTGGTTCTTGGGTGGATGCTTCCTTCCCCTGCCGAAATCTGGAGGGGCTTCCTAAAAACAATAACACTGGGGCGTTACCGTGGATAAGAATGAATCTTGGCACCTGTCTAAATCTGTACCTTTGACTTTGATCTTTGCTATTGTTGGTCAAACATTTGCTCTTGTGTGGTATGTATCCTCACTGAATAGCAATGTTGAGACAAACATGAAAGACATAGCTCGTCATGAAATACGTCTAGAGAAACTGGAAGAGACAACCAAAGAGTTGTCAATCCTTAATGCACGTATTGATGAGAACATTAAAGCTATTAGAGAGATGATGGAGGATGGTCGTGGCCAGTAAGAAAGATCCAAGGCTAGAACGTGCTGGTGTTGAAGGTTTTAACAAACCAAAACGAACACCAAACCATCCGACTAAATCTCATGTTGTTGTTGCCAAAGAAGGTGACAAGATCAAGACCATTCGGTTTGGTCAGCAAGGTGTCACTGGTGACAAGAAGCCTACTGCACGTCAGAAAGCATTTAAGGCTCGTCATGCAGAGAACATCAAGAAGGGTAAGATGAGTGCAGCCTACTGGGCTGACAAAGTAAAATGGTAGATCCACTCACAGCCTTATCTCTGGCTGCTTCTGCCGTAAGTCAGATCAAACAACTGACACATGCTGGTCAGGATTGTTATTCTGCTTTGAGTAAGTTTGCTGGTGCTGTTAGTGACATCAACTATGCTGCAGAGAAAGCCAAGAACCCTAGCATATGGAAGTCTCTGACTGGCAGTGCAGAGGCAGAGGCTATTGAGATATTTGCTGCTCAAAAGAAAATAGAGCAGATGAAGAGGGATGTCGAAACCCTCATAAGCTATACTTACGGACAAAAAGGCTTAGAGCAATACAAAGATACACTACGTAAAGTTAGAGAACAACGCAAGAAAACTGAATACCGTAGACAAGAGGTCAAGGATGCCGTGATAACATGGACAATAGGAATCCTCTTGGTATCTTCTGCTGTGGCTCTCTTTGCTTTTGCTGTATACTTAATAGGTGTCAATCAAAACAAATGGTGAGGTGCTAGACATGCCGTTGAAAAAAGGCTACAGTAAGAAGACTGTCAGTGATAATATCCGCACGGAAATGAAGGCTGGTAAACCACAGAAGCAGGCCGTGGCTATTGCTCTTGACGTAGCACGTAAGGCTAAACAGAAGAAGAGGAAGAAATAATGGCTAAGAAACCCATGACAAAAAAGAAACCTCCCATGTTCAAACCATGTGCTGGTTGTCCTACCCCTGCTAAATGTAAAGCTGCTGGCAAGTGCATGAAGAAGGGTAAGTAATGGCCAAGGGTCTTTACGCAAACATCCACGCCAAGCGTAAGCGTATCGCAGAAGGCAGTGGAGAGAAGATGCGAAAGCCAGGATCGAAGGGTGCACCCACTGACAAGGCCTTCAAGAAAGCAGCTAAGACAGCTAAGAAGAAATAAAATAAGGCCCCTTGGTATTAAACCTTGGGGCCTTTTCCTTTATTAGACTTCTTCTTTCCATTGGTAGCAGACGTAATCCTTAACGAACAGTCCTTGGCTTTCTACCTGCATGATGCCACCTTGTAAGGTATAGACACATAGCTTCTCTTCGTTAAACAAAGCTGGATACATAAAGGTCTTACACTCGGTAAAGCTAGAGTTACAAGCTAAGATTAGTGCAGTAAACATTTTGTCATTCTCCTTGTCCTTCTGCATGTTCAATCAAGAAGTCAATGTAATGACGAGCCTTACGCAAATCTTGGATACCATTCTTGTATCGCCAACGTGTGACATACTTGATTATATTACCCTCACAAAAGTCCAACTCATTAGCTAGGATGTAATCAATTGGTTGGATCTCTTGACTGGTGTAGTGGTCACCACCAACTTGGTATTCGGTAGAGTATTTCATATCTTCTCCTTATAGAAAACCTTGACCCACTGTGCGCAGATATCAGAACGAACAATATCTTCTAAGCCAAACTCAATGATGGGGACAGGCAGCATGTGTTTCTTTGCGAGGTGAATAACCTTTGACAGACCATCTGCTTCCTTTAGGTCTGACTGTTGGATATCACCATTCAGAACGATGGTAGATCCTTCGCCCACCCTTGTCAAGAGCATCTTCAATTCGTGGGTGGTGATGTTCTGAGATTCGTCAACGATGATGAAGGCATCCTCAAAACTACGACCACGCATAAGGGCCAAGGGTGCCATCTCAATGTTACCGTTCTTGATTCCTGTTTCTACTGCACCCTTACCCAAGTGCTTCTGTAGAACATCAAGAACAGGCAGTGCCCAAGGGTAAGTCTTCTCTTCGAGTGTGCCAGGCAGGTAGCCAATGTCTTTACCTACGGCAACGTGAGGTCTTGTGATGACGATTTTATCAATTTCTTTCGTCGTGTAAAGGTCGGCAGCATAAGTAGCAGTAACATACGTCTTGCCAGTGCCCGCAGGCCCGAGGATAAAGACTTGAGAATTTTCTTTAAGAGCATCTATCAGTGCCTTCTGGTTATCTGTTCGTGGTGTTAAACCTGACGTGGGCTTCTTGTCTGCACCTTTGTAGTTAGTCTTACGTCGTGTCCGACGGGGCTTGTCTGGGAAATCATCCATCACAATACAATCAATTGAGCCTCAGTGTAGGGAATGTGGAAGAACTTTTCGCCTCGACGAATGTTTCTGCCGTATGCCTCTCTGAGGTTTTCTTGTTTCAAGAGTGTGTCCTTAATCCGCCAAGCAGATGACAGGTCACGGTTAAAAACGTAGAAATTTAAAACACCATTCACACCTTCATACTTGTCCAAGAGCCTTTGCTTTCTCTCAGGGATACGAATGTCTGCCCAGTGTGTAGGCCAATCACCATCCCATGCTACCTTTACCTCGGCTTCATTGAAGTATGTGTAGCCATGTTTCTGTGACACAACGTCAGCAAAGTAGTCTTCACTCTGGCTAACAATAACGTGGCCCTTCTTTGTCAGGTGATTGACAAGAGCCTCACGGGCAGGGGCATCGTAGGCTTGATAGAGTGCACTATTAAAACTCTTTCGGACTGGTTTCAATGAAGTGTTCCTTCAGTTCTGTGTAACCACCAATAAGCGTACCGTCAGGCTTAAAGATTTGTGGTACTGTTGTCAACCCAGACATCTTTAACAGAGTGAGAACCCACTTGCTGCTACCGGATTGTACATTGTATTCGACGTAAGGGATACCAGCACCCTTCATCATAGCTTTAGCTGTGTCACAAAAGTTGCACTGATCTCTGGTGACTATGACCCACATTAGCCTTGTCCTCGTGTTGGTTTATACGAACGTTTCTTGCTCTTGTTCATTGAGCTACGTTTGATACGAGAAGGTTTAGCACCTTGTGATGTCTTCTTTGGTCGTGGTTCAGGCTTCCAAACCGAGCCGTAAATCTTTGCCATAGTGTCTCCTGTTTTTTTTGGTGAGCAGTTTACCGTCAATACTCAGGACACGGTGTTACAGCCCTAGCAGTGGGTTGACAACTGTTTCCAAGATGCCAAGTACCGCAAAGAATGCCGTAAATAATTCAATACCAGTCACGTTAGTTTCCTTTAGGTTAGGTCTACGATCTCACAAGAGTCACCAGAGCAAGCAAATGTCTGGCTCGACTTAGTGGTATCTTCTTTCTCATACTCCGAAAGTTTGCTCCAGTCAATAGCTTTCGGCATCAGAGCTAGAAGTTCTTCATACTCAGACTTGCCTACGTCTTGGTAGGGTGCCTGCTGATATCTGTGCTCGTTGTAGGGCAGGAAAGAAACACCAGACATTTCGTCAAAGTGTTCATAGACAAATGCACCTACCTCGAACCACTCGTTCTTCTTCACGTTGATGGTGACAGACGGTTTGTGCTCACACCAGAAACGTTGATACGCAAGCCACATCTTTAACTGCTCAATGGCTGACAGATCTTCCGTAACAACAGCACCATCAGGTGACTTGATAGGGAAAGAGAACACAGTGGTCTGCTCTGGCTTGAACACATCAGGCTCACTCGGAATGCCTTGATCCTTCATGAATTGTGTCAAGGGATCTTTGTTGTCACCCCGTACTGTACGAATATAGTAAGGGCTATGCCGAGCATGGATACCAGAAGCAGAGTCAACAAGCTGCGATACAGTACCTGAAGGTTTAACACACGTAATAGCAGCACTAACAGGAATCCCAAGGCGATCAGCCCATTCAGCATTTGTTGCAACAGCGACATTACGTAGATGCTCCAGGGTTTTCTCTAGGCCAGCATTAGCTGTGGTCATTAGAGGGTTGTCCATGATGCCAGTCAGTGACACACCAAGCAGTCGTTCCTCTTCGGTGTTCTTCTGCCACACCTTCCGCAGATACGGGAACTTGGTGTAGGTGGACTGGATAGTACCCAGAATTGTTGCCAGACGGACCTTCCGTTCCAGAGTTTCGATAGTATCTGTAGCACGAACAACAACCTCTGTCAGGTTACAGAACTGATACGGACGCAGGATGATCTCACTGCAGGGGTTGGTGCCAAACTCCCAGTTAGGATCACGACGACCATTCTTCTCTGCTTGTTTCTTGGAAGCTTGACGGTTGAAGATACCACGCTCTCCTGATTCAGACTCAATAAGAGCCATCCACTCACGCATGAACGACATACTATCAGGCTTCTCAGTGTAGGCGACAGAGTTGTTTGCCAGAGAACGTTGAGGCTCATTCAAAAACCACTTACCACTCTTAGCATGACGCATACGGTCATCACTCAGGTTCGACAGGCTGATCATTGCACTGCGGCGTACACCACCAACAACGACAACCTCACCGATCTTACACATCAGGTCATGACACTCAATGCTGGACAGCTTACGGCCCTGTGCTTCCTCGAAGGTTTTGACAAAGAAGTTAAACAGGTCTACCAGAGGGGCAGGACCAGAGGCACGACCACCAAAGGTTTTCAGTCGAGCGCCAGCAGGACGAACACGACTTACATCCCACTTCGGGATCTCACCACTATAGAGGAGTGCAATCACTTGACGCAGAGCCTTAGCCCAGCCTTCCTTGCTGTCCTTCACCACGATGGTAGTCTCACTGTCGAAGAGTTGTGGTACCTCTGGCAGCTTCGAGATGAACTGACGTTCAACACTGAAACCAACACCAGTACCACAGAGCAGGATGAACATAGCCTCATCGAAGGACTTAGGGTCATCTACGGGTAGGTAGCTGCAGTTGTAGCCTGCCGTGTTGTCTCGTTCCAAGGCAGGGCCTGCAGTCATCATGGCCCGCATAGAAGGCATGATCTCTAGGCTCAGGATAGCCTCTTCAATCTCGTCCAACCAGAATTCGTCATGGGTCTTAGGTACTACTACGTTAGCCATGTAACGGTAGACAGTTTCTTTCCAAGTCTCACGACGACCTTCGTCTTCCAGCCAACGTGCATAACGGCTGGTGTGAATGAAAGCTTGGTAGTCAGTTGGTAGATAGTTGTTCATCGTTTGTCACCGCTTCCTTGAATGGTGCCTCGTGCTGCTCGGCTATAAAGTTTCTCTAGGTTCTGCATTGCAAGATCGTTAAGGTCTACGTTCAGGTCACGAGCAAGAGCAGCAACATACCAGAGAACATCACCAAGTTCTGCAGCCACACCAGCACGATCAAAGTTATTATCCCTGATCATCTTCTTTACTTTGTTGGCTACCTCACCAGCTTCACCAGCAAGGCCCAAGGCAGGGTAAAGAACCTGATGTGCTGACGAATAGATAGCTGTCTTTGCTGCCATCTTCTGGTATTCGTTCAAGCTCATGGGCTTGTACTTGTATACCTCATCGTAGTATTCCCACGCTTCTAAGTCGAATTCGTTAATCATTCCTCGGCTTCCTTCCACCATCGTTGTTCTGCGTCCAAGTTAAAGTAATCATCTAACTGAATCAATCCCTCATCCAATAGAAAAGCCACGACGACACTCTCACAAATGTCGTTCTGCTCAAGCAATAGAGCAAGGCCATAATTTTCTACGAGGGCTGCAATTTTACTTTCTAAATCAAACATTGTCAATATGCCTTAGTGATACGTAACATTACCGTGAATCTCAAGGGGACCAGGGGCTTCATTTAAAGACTTGATGACAAAGTATGCATCATCAAATGTTTCAAACTCTACCTCAATCTCACAGACTTCGTTGTCAACTTCTGCGAGGAACACTGCAAACCATTCCCCTGTGTCAACATCTTCGTAAGGCCCGTCGAGGTGCTTGTGGATTGTCATCATTTCTTTTTCTCCCTGATCCATTCTGTTGGGATTATTTCCTGAGCATACAGGAAGCCATGTTTGTCACACCAATCAGCATAGGATGTCTTCGATCCCTTCCTGATCTTAGCATTAGGATTGCTGAAAACAAATCGAATGTCAAGATCAGGATACTGCTCTTTGATGAGTAGGTGTTTCTTTCTATCTGACGGAAGAAACCTACCCTTTGTCTCAATGAAGATACCGTTTGGTAACTGAAAGTCAGGGGTGTAGTGTCTGACCTCTGACACAGCATACGGTATCCTCACCTCTTCATACTTGAATGATACCTTACGTAACTTTAGCCAAGCTGCTGTTCGTTTTTCTAAGCCTGAACGGAAACGCATTTGGGCGGCTCCCACAGTTGGTCTTCATACCGACGCAGCCAGAGCAGCCTTGCGTTCTCTATGACACGATCTTCTTCACCACCGTAGGCACGAAGGCAGGCCTCGTATAAGTCCTGTTCGGTTTCACAATCACCAAGAAGAACAGAAGCTTTAGCAGGGCCAATACCGTATAAGCCTACGATGTTGTCTGCTCGGTCACCTGTAAGGATTTGCGTATAGAAGAACTTCAACCCCTCGAACTCTGTCATGGTTCTGAACTCACGCTTGTTCGGGTTGTAGTGGGTGCAAGGAATCTGCAGCATGTCCTTGTCGATTGACACAACGATAGCATCAGACCCGTAAGCTGTAGCCCAGATGCCAATCAGATCGTCAGCCTCTTCACCCTTTGACACAATGGCAGACCAGTTGTCTTCCATGTGCTTACGTATTTCTTGCAGGTGTTGGGGTTTGTCTACGTCCTTACGGTTGCCTTTGTATTCGTGAGTGACAGCAATATCATAACGGAAGTTACCTTTGCCTGTCAGGAATACTTGATAGTCCTCTTCGGTAGGCTCCCATAGAACCTCCTGCAGGGCCTGATCCAATAGATCATCTACCTTGTCGATGGCATCATCAATGCTTTTGTCCTCACAAGAGAATGCTGCACGGTAGGCAAAGGGATCACCATCGATTAAAACCTGTTTCATTATTCATCTTTCTTTTTGTTTGCTTGCTCACGTTCTTTGGACCTTTGGCGTTCTTGTTCGTTCATTTCTCTGATCTTCTCGGTGGGTGGTAGTGGCCCGTTGTTCTCACCGTAGTAGCCATACTCATCAAAGTTAAATGCTGCTGCTTTCTCACGGAACCAATCGTCTGAAAGTGGGGTTCGACCTTCTGGTAGTTTAGCTTCTTCTTCTGGTGGCATCAGTGTCAAGATCCAGTCATACACATCAGCAATGTCTACCTTAGCTGCAGCACAGTGAAGGATAAACTTGATACCCTCTTCGATAACCATAGCCTGTGCTTTGTCATCCATGTGTAGCTTGTAGGTAGCACTACCATCCTCATGCTCTTGGACACTCTCTACTCCGATAACTCCAGGTCTGTCACGCATTGTCCTTGTCCTCCTGTAAAGTAGCACCAAAGTATTCTAGCAAACGTTTAGCTGCATGTAGGTCTGCGGTAAGCTCCGCATGATCTTCGGACATTGCTTCCGTAATCTTCCGACGTTTTTCTATGATAGCAATCTCTTCAGTCGTCCATTGAACCACCTGACGTAGCCTTACGATACATACACTGTCGATCAGGTCTAGGAAAGCATCGCCTTTGTTCTCCATCTCCTCGAAGATGTCAGTCCACATTTTGTTTGTGTACTCAAAGTTCATCACTTCTCTCCTTCCAATAGAGCTTGCCACGACACAGGGAATAGGTCACTCATCTTCTCACTGATCTGGTCAGCTACAATACGTGACTCATACTGTGTGTCAGAGGCACAGCGTAGCTTACACATAGCAGCAAAGGCATCAAGGCTACCACTCCAGTACCACTCAGTCATGGCAGACTGTGGCAGTACCATACGTGCTTGCTCAGGTGCTACACCATAACTCAACAAGTATTCGTAGTCT